ATATCCAAGTTTGAATGATGGATTTGCTACCCATGGAGTATTATACTTATTTGAATAATGAGCATGATGGAAGAAAATCATATCTCCATTGATTGGATTTTCTATTGCATACCTTTGCTCACCGGCACCCAACCAACGATAGTTAATTTGGAATACATTTAGTTTACTGGTATCTAATGTAACTCCGGAGGGATTGGTCGTTCCACCAACACCAGTTAATGTGTCAAGATTCCAATCTTCCTGATAAGTCCAATCTTCTATTGGATCTGCACCAGTTTGGACTGTTGAAAATGTTCCAACTGCTCCAGTTGTTCCTGGATTGAATGAAAATGTCCCAGTCTGCTCTCCAGTAGAATTTGATAAGAATAATACATCATTATCTCTTTGTTCATCGATATGAGAAGCAAATGTGTTTAATGCAATACTTGCTGCTGTTGCAGATGTAATACCAGAATCATCCGATAAAGTTACATTATAAGGTGTTCCATTTAAAGTAACCGTTGCAATTCCTGAAGAACTTGATGCTGTTGTAATTGTAAGTTTTCTAATCTCTGCCTTAGAACCATATTGTCGTAATATACCAAATCTTCCGTTAGTATTAAATCCAACTTGGAGTGCTGATTCTTGACTAAAAAATCCTGCTCTAAGGGTTACACCTTCAGTTGGATTTAAAAAGTGTGCAGTGAATCTTGCAACACCACCCTGACCCGGACGATATCTTAAAAATCTTTTTGTCCTCACAACGCCATAACCATAAGCACTTGTTCCAGTTTCGGCAATAAACAAACTATCTCTAGTGGTTGCTATTCCACTTGTAAAAGTGAAAGTTTGAAAATTGTTTGATGGAAGACCATAAATTGGGTCTAACTGAACTACTGGTGTTAGTTCTGCAGTTGCATATTCTCCAAAAGAACTTCTTCCAGTAGCACCTTCATTAATAATATTTCCATACTGATCTGCCTGAAGATAAACCTCATGAAGAGTTCTTTCCTGATTCAGGTAGTCTTGTTTATTTTTATTCCATTGGGCCATAATTTACCTCAAAGTTCAGTTTTCCAAGTCAATGCTTCTGGTTGATACCTCTCTACAGATTTCACTCTGTAATTTTTATTTGCTTCTATTACTGGATAGATGTTATGAACAATTCCACCAGGATACTCATTTTGAATGTGTTCTGCCAACTCTTCTCTAGAAGGAAGACCCTTATGCTCAGTAGCAAACTGTAAACGGTAAATTTTACCTTCCCAAACTACATCAGCATAAAAGTTTTCTTCATTTGTTTGTTCTTGTTCTGGTTGCCCATTCATGTAAAGATTGCCAGTAAAATCACCAGCAATGTTTACGCTTTCTGAAAGGGTTTCTTTTTTAGATTCGTTTATAAACTCTTTAAAATTTTTCATATCAGCAATTCCAAGCCCTCAAACTTTTATTGATTCTGCTATCTGGATCATTAGCAGTTTTGGAAGAAGTCAGTTTCTTCTTCATACCTTTCATTCTTGCACAGAATGATTTTCTACGAGGATTACCAACTTTCTTTGATGGTGCCTTTAGATCAGAACCAGGATTCTCTCTTTCATAAGACTTACGACCTTTTTCATTCAATCCACCTGATTCGGACTTACCAGACTTTTTGGTCCAGGCAGCACCTTCAGTTACCTGAAGTAAAGGTTGTCCTGGTTCATAATCAGAAACCATAAAGTTATAAACTTTTGCTCCTGGATAAACTTTACTAATTTCGTTCTGTACTTCTGCTTTATTAGGAACTTTTGTATGAGGGAAGAAAATTCTAATGCTGTAGTATCTTCCTCTCCACCCAAAATTAACTGCAACAATGTTTCCAGTTTTTGCTGGAAGTCTTACTGCTTCTTCAATTTCTTCACCCATTGGTTTTACATAGTTCTTATTTGGTCCTGGTTTTGCAGCACTACCACCACGATACCTCTTAGTTCCACATTCACAAGGTTCTTTACCACACTTAGAACAGCAAGATTCAGAAACCAAAGGATTTTTAATTAAATCAATCACTTCAGCAAAAGTGTTTCCGTTTGCATCTTCAATAGTAATGTTTTCGCCATAAAGTTTTGGACCTTTTGATTTTTTCTCTGCTGCTGCTTTCTCTCCGGGATTAGAAGTGTTTCTAGCAAGATTACCAATCTTTGCAGCACGTTTTTCTTTGTTGTGTGCTTTTGGATCAATAGTAAATGAACCTTCTTTTACACAACGGTTATAAGTCTTGCCGAAGAGTTTTTGAGTCCCTGCTTTCCTGTAACCTTTCCAACACTTCTTACCTGCTTCATCAAGTTCTACAAATCCATTTGCTTCTAATGCAGCAATTTGTGCAGGACTAAACTCTTCTTTCTTAGTAGAATTTCCCCAGTTATCTGCACCTTTCTTACGACACTTTACTAATGCGCCAGAAGCATAAGCACTTGGCCAAACTTTATACCGTGACTTGACCTTATGATAGCAGGCATCTTTCTTACCTTCTTCTACTGTTATTGGTTCAGCATTATTGTCCCAATAACTTGTTCCATAAGCGCAGTCAGATCTTTTTTCTGCTTTCTTACACTTAGGACAATAGCGAAGTTCTTCTTTTGCTTCAGTTGCCACGTTCTTTGCCTTCCCTCTTCTATCTGGATTTGGATCTTGACGGTTCTTGCGGCGAAATGCTGCTTCCTCTTCGTCTTTATTAAGGTTTCTCTTCATCTTTGAAGATCCACACTTTGGTTTTGTGGTTTGTCCTGGTTGTTTTGCACAGGGTTTTCCTGCATACTTACCACCCAATTGAACCCAACCAGGAGTTCCATCAGAAGACTTGCTCTTACTAAACCAATCTCTTAAAGAACTATCTCCACTTTTATTACCTTCACTAAGCATAGGTAGTAAGTATTATCTACAATTATTATTTATTCTTCTTCTTTGTTCTGCTTTAGAAGTTTAGATAATTCGGCAGTAGAACCCACAAATAAAGCATTGGTAACATTTGTGGGTCCTTTCTTTGTATTATCCTCCTCAAGATCCTTAAGTTTCTTTTGAAGGTCTAATAACTTATCTGTAGCATCACCAACACTTTTAATAAGTTGTCCAGCAACCTCATAAGCACGGGCAGAATCACTCTCTTGTGCAAGTTCTAAAACTCCATCAAGTGCTTCCTGCCCCTTCTCAATAATAGAATAAAGATTACCCCTCGTATAATTGTAATCCTTATCAATGTCTACAACAACATCTTTGACTTTATTACTAAGATCTTTTGCTTCAACTTCAACTTTTTTTAATTCCACTGGTTCTTCATCCTTTGTATTAAAAACTTCATTCAGATTTTCAAATTGATCTTTCATAATCAGAATGTAGTGTCAAATCCAAAATTATCTCCAAATTCTATAAGGTCGTTATCTGCAGATGTTATGAGTTTGACATCAGTTCCTAATACATGCTGTGTAATTGGTGTTCCGTAAGAACCTCTTTCCACTTGAATCTGTGTACCATCAACAGCAGTAACTTTCATGGTCTCTCCGTCAATAGTAATGTATTCATTTACAACAAGTTGAGAAGCATCAACTACATTAAATGTATCGGTAGAAATTTCTAAATCACTAGAAAGTGTTGTTGCTACATTATTGGTGTAACTCTGTGTTGCAACAGGTGTTGTTCTATAAGTAACATCTCTGATAGAAGCATTTGAATCTCCAGCAACAAATCCAATAGATGCTTTTTTGATAATATCTTTGGAAGAATCTGAAGGAACTGGTCCAAACAGATAAGTTTTTGCAGTAAATCTAAGTGTGTAAATTAATGCCCTTCTAGAACTAAAATCTCCCTCATAATCATCATCAAAATTGATATTTGTCAAAGTAAATGGAACATCTTTTTTTTCTCCAATAGAATCAACCAAATCTATAGTTACAGTATATGCTGGTTGAAAGTATGGAAGAATTTGCTCTATAATTTGCAGAGCATCATCATTTTGCTTGGTCATAATGCTCAGTTCAAATTCCATGTTATATGGAACAGGCATAAAAACTTTAGCAACTTTAGAGTTGTCAGTTTTTAATGGAACTAAAAATGATTGAGTAGCAGTTACTTTTCTTGCAGAATCATAATTAAGACCTGTGAACTCAAATGACATTCTTGGTAAAGTAATTTGAGTTGGATTATTTAAATCGTCTGGAGACTGATTTAATCTCGCAAGAAATTTTTGAGTAGGTCCGTATGCTAGAGGAACTTTAATTTGTGATACAATTTGGTTAGAACTATTTCTTTGCTTAATGATAATATTATTGAACAGAGTTCCAAAACCAATTACGGTTCTTCTAAGAATCTCGTGATAAAAATACTCAAACATTTTCTCTCGTTAAAATAATTTTTTAAGGCATTCCAAACGGATTTTTTTCTGTAAAATCTAAAATACCATCTGCTTCAGTTTGAATTTGATAATTATCTTCATACTGACCAGCTTTATTGGTAGAATCTCCAGAATCTGCTAGGTTATCTGTATTTAGTATTCTTAGTGCGTAAGATGCCCCAGATTCATCTCCAACTAAGAATTCCCCATTTGTAAAGTCTCCATTTATGTTGGCAACTTCAAGAATATTTGTGACAGCATTCCAAGATTTGACCCTTCCAGTAACTCCACTAGACGAACCAGTAACAATTTCATTGTAAGTATAAGTTCCAGAACCTCCGAGAGAAGTTGGATCTGCAATTACAACTGTCGGAGTTTCAGTATATCCATAACCAGCATTAATAATTCTTACTTCCGTTATTGTTCCTGCTGCACTTACAACTGCATATCCTTGAGCAGAAGTGGAACCAACACCAACAAAAGATACTGTTGGTGTTGTTATGTATCCACCGCCACCATTAGTAACGGTAATAATTCCAACTACACCGTCATTAATGTATGCAGTTGCTTCCGCTCCAGATCCTGGTTCCCCATCAGTAAAGAAAAGCACTTTAGGTGCTACAGTGTATCCAGAACCTGCATTTCTAAGTTCAACACCTTGAACCATAAGTTTAGTCTTATCATCTGGGGTGCAAGAAATGAGACCACCAAGCATAGTTGCAACACCAACAGCAGTTGTTCCTCCAGATGGAGCTGCTGAGAATGCCACTCTAGGAACTTTAAGGTAGTCCTTACCTCTATTAGTTACATCTACATACTGAACACCACCATTTACTATACCTGTAATTGCGGTTGCAGTAGAACCTGCACCAATCATTTGCAGTGTCTGAATGTAACCAATATCTTTGGTATTGTCATCAATAAATTCCACATCAGTATCAATATCTTCGTCTTGATACCTGTAAAGTTCACACTTCAACTCATAGACATAGTTTTTCTTAAGTTGATAAAATGGTTGTTCATGCTCAACATACTTAATTTCAAATAATCTATCTCCTAGTGGAAAATAAATTAAATCACCTTCTTTTGGTCTACTAGTAAGTTTTGCGTCTGGTATATCTTTTGATAATGGTCCAATATAATTTTCATACCTCTCTTTAGAAATAATTAAAGTTAAATCATCAATGTCTTGTATTCCAAATTTTGAGAGAAGAGTTCCTTGTCCACCATATCCATCATAGTTATCCACATAAGCTTCAATTGGATAAGCATTTCTGAATTCTGACTCAACAACTTCTTTCATTATAGTTTTTTCAGTCACGTATCTTCTAGGAAGATAGTAGACTTCTACACCATAAATTTTTAACTGTTCGTTGATTAGATCCTGAACAAGACCCTGCTCTCCTCTTGAACCCTGAAGAAAAAATGGATTTAGCATTTGTTTATCCGATCATGTCTAGGGGTGGAAGTTCATAAGTAGAAGACATTTGGTCCATGATTATGTCAAGTTCCCTTTGACCATCATCATACATTTGTCTTCCATTTAGTTCTACTCCACCAGGAAGTTTGACTCCCTGGAACTTAATTAAGTTTTGACCCCATTGACGCTTAATTAATGACGTAAGATACTTTTTAAGGAATGAATCATTCCATACTTGAGAATAATCATTTGGATTCATCATTCTATAGCAATCAATTACAAAATAATCTCCAACTGATACACTTGACCAATCAA